CAGCAATAAAACTTTTCATAGCTCTTTCTACGTTGTCCCAAACAACACCCTGCCTGTATAAGTGATTAGTATCCCTAAGACCATCCACGCTAAAAATAACAGTACCCATCCTGCCGTAGATTTTGGCCAATTCAGCCCACCATGCTTCATCTCTTGCTCCTGCGTTTGTATTCATGCTGAGCCACATATCTTTGTTGTGTTCTCTAAAATATTTAAAAATTTCTAGCGTATCTTTAGCAACAATAGGATCTCCTAAATTGCCGCACATGTACATTGTTTTTAGTTGAGCAATAAACTCTGGCTCAAAGATGCGCTTACAATCTTCTAAGGTTAGTTCACTTAAATCAATATGCGGATTTATATCTCCACCGTTTTGGTTCCTATCACACATAGGACAACTTGCTTGACAGTTCTGTGTGTTTTCTAAATGAATAACACGTACATCTTCATACTTATACATCGTATACTAACTTTACATCCTTACCGGGGCCTGCTTTACTAGGCAAATCACCATATTGATCGATATACCAATGTATTACAGCACAATACCAGTTCCAACTATTATGATGTGCTGCTTTATTAAACTGCCAAATATTATTATTAGTTGCTTCTATCGTGCTTAATGCTCTAGCACTTTCTAGTTGTAATTCTCTAGTACTTAAAGTTGACAAATCCATTACTTGCGTCCAATCAACATAAATCTTTTATATCCTGGTAGTTGTATTTCGCCTTCGTATAAAATTTCAGATAATTTAAATTTCTTTTTCATGGCATCTATACTTGTGACACAGTTAACATGTTCTTTAACATCTAATAAGTTATTGCTTTGAATAGCAACTATAGCATCTATCTTGATATTGTAAAACCAACTTTCGTCCATGTGTTCTGAACTAGTGTTTACAATTAAGTCAGGCTCAAATCTTGTGTCAATATTTCTACCGTCGCCTGTAACCAAAGGCACAACACAATGATCATTGTAGTGTACTAGATCATTAATATCACTGTTGCTTGCGACCATACGCCACCCTTCAATCTTATCCATGTTAAAAATATGATCGCTAATATCACAAGCATCTACGTCAAGATCTATATTTCTAATGTTATCATATTCAATGCCACAAGCATCAAAATACAAAGTAGCTTGCCCCATCCATCCAGCACAAAGCAAAATATTATCGTATTTGTTAGATATTTTCTTCAGTTCTTTTGCTAACCAAATTTTACTGCTAACTTGTCCTCTGCTAAAGGCATCTTCTAAAAACTTTTGGTTATAACCTCTGCGTCCATATTTATGAAAGTAATCGAGCAGTGGAACATCTGTAAGTCTTTTGCGCATGATACTAACAGTTTCTACAAAGTCAATTGGGTTTTCATCCAACAATTTGAAATAAAAATTAAACCTAGGTAATTTTTCATTAGGATCGCCAGAATCTGCTAAACAAAGGTTTTTTACACTATTAGCTTTGTTATCACTAAAATATACACTAATAAGTTGATCTACAAATAATTTTGCTACAAAGTCGTCTTCAAAATCAAAATAATCTTGTAAACCGTATAACCAACTAGGTGGTTTCATTAAATTTCTCCTCTAACCAATCAAAGTCATTGATTTTTCTAAGTGCTTCAATATCTCCAGCATGTTTTTCGCCATATTCTTTACCAGCTTTAGCTCCTATAATAGAATAGTTGCCGTATTTACGTTCTGCGCCAACAGTAGTCCATATATTTAGACGTTCTTGTGTTTCGTCGTCTCTTTGTCTGTCAATTATTTTACTACTAAGTTTACAACATTCTCTAAAAGCACTTTTCCATGTTTCAAATTCTCCTGTATTAAATCCTGTGATAACACTTAATTCACCTACAGCTTTAAATTTACTACTTATACTAGTTGTCATATCAGGCTTGCTTAAATCCATATCAATTGTTTTTTGAGTTGGAAATAGTTTTACACCACCGTATCCATAGATCAAATCGTTTATAGGATTCATACTTCGCCATACGTGTACAACATCTTTATCCCATTGCGCACATTGATAGTTAAACTTAAAATCATCAAGTACAATAGCGTCACCATCAACAATCCAAAACATTTCAGAAGAACATTGTTTAGCACCTTCAATATGTGCTTGGTGTATTCCTTTAACACCATGTACACGTTTTGCGTTTGGAAATCTTTTGAGTAAACGTTGATAATTTTTGTCTGCGTTTGGTTCTTTATAACTAATAAAAACTATATCATAAGGTTTGGGTGTACTAATAGGTATATCGACTTCTTTTTTATGGGATATAAATTTATATTCAAATTCTTTTTTACTAAAACGAGAATGTTTACTACACAACACAATACCATCGTGATATTTGCCATTTAAATACACATGATTAATATTTCTATCATAAGCATTATGATGACTAAAATAGGTATCAAACTTAAATCTATCAGTTGGATTTACATAATCAGGTATTATCCAGAACATATCTGTATTAGTGTTTTCTAAAGCAAATATATAATCATCGTATGTTTTGACATTATATTTTTTATACGGCAATGGTGTACTGGCTACTACTTCAACTTTTTTATGAGCAACAAAAAACCTATGAGATAATTCTTTTGGATTTACATTTATAGATTTTGGTATTAAGGCAATACCATCATAATAAGTACTATTTAGAAATACATGTACAATGTCTTGACTCCATTCATCAGGAACATAATCAAAATTAAAATTGTCACTTATGTCTAAGTCATCATGAACTACCCAAAAGAATTTTGTAAACGCAATTTTTTTTGCTTCGTTTACGTCTTTTGCTTTTTTTACGATTAAAAACTTGTTTTTAAGTTTGTTGTATTGCTCAATATTGTCGCCAACAAAAATGATATCGTACATGTTACTATTATATAGCATCAAAAAATATCTGTCAATCGCTATCTGACCGATAAATATAGTATAGGAGATTAGTATGGAATTATACGAAGGCGGTCAATACAGAATTGATATTGTAGGATCCGACAGTTCTATTATTATAGATAGTCAGCAAGGAGTCTTGAGAGCAAACGTTATCGGTTCTGACAACACTGTTTTACTAGATAGTGAAACAAGAACTTTGGTTGGCAATGTTACAGGAGATGTCACAGGTAACTTGACTGGCAAAGTTTCAGGTAATTTACAAGGCGAATTTGTAGACCAATACGATAACAGATTAATTGATACATCAGGAGTTTACATTCCTCTTCATTCAGATTTATATTATAATGATACTGTAAAAGCCTATGATAAATCCACTAATACATTTACAGGAAGATTTGTTGGTACATTACGCAACGAAAACAATGAAGTAGTTTTTGATAGCACTGGAAACGGAGCAGTAACTTTTGAATCAACTGGTAACTTGAACAGCACTGGTGGCTTAACAATAGTTGATACAGATGATAGAACTGTGCTTGCCGATTTGTTAGATAACGATGGTAATACCCGTTATTCAAGAGATAGCGGATTATTTCAAGGATACTTTAAAGGAAATATTTTAGCAAGTGACGGATCAACTCTAATTGAACATTCAGAAAAAATGTTCTTTGGAAAACTAAATGGAGATATTACTAATCCAGCAGGACAAGTTGTGTTAGATCATGAAACACAAACTCTCACTGGAAAACTTGTTGGCAATATTGTTAGTAACGACGGTGAAGTTATTTTATCTAACTCAGAAAGAAAGTTTTATGGTACATTAGTTGGTAATATAGAAAACGCTGACGGTGTTTCTATATACAACAAATATGATAATATTTTGCATTCAACTAATCTACATGGAAATTTAGTTGGACATATTCAAAATACAGACGGAAGTGATATATTTAATTCCTCAACAGGAGTATTCAGCTTTCCTATCACTGCCACACTCAAAGGTAATATTATAGATGTAGACGATGATATAGTTTTAAATATTAACACAAGAACATTAACTATGGAGAGTATTGTAACAAACAATATTAGCGGTAATCTTGCTGGATCGCTTAGAGGTAATATTTACGATTCTGATGGATTAATGATGTACGATAGTACATTAGGACACATATCTAATACATCTTTTAATGGCTATATCTATGATAATAACAACTTAGAAGTTTTTGATCCTTTACAAAATGTTATTTCAACAAAAACTTTGTATAGTGATAACGTAGTAGCAACTGCTATTGACTTAGATGCTGTAGTTGTAGACCAAGATGGTGTATTAGTAAATGTCCAATCTGCGTATAGTAATCCAGCATTTACAGGAAGATTTTTTAGAGAACAACAACCAAACAATATTCCTGATTGGTTTCAACAAGGTATCAGATTAGAAGCAATTGGCGGATCATGGCTGGATCCAAACCCAATTTCAGCAGGAACAAAACTACCAGCAGTAGCATGGGTAGGTGCTATTAAAATTAATGAAAATTTTGAAGATAGCACAGAAGATCCTGACGATGAAGAAAAAATGGTTGCTGTTGCTGGTATGTATGGATACATTCCAGATGATGCTGAATTTGATTTAAATGCCGGAGAGCATAGAGGATGCCCGGGAGAACTTTGGTTTGTTACCCAATCGCCGACATATGGAACAAATTATATGAAGTTTGACGCAAACGGTCAGCTTTCAACCGAATTAAAAGAATTTAAAGTTCATGGAGAAACAGGGGTAACACCAAGCAACACTAGTACGCCTGATAGTTGGTTACAAGCAACTGTTAACGGCGAAACTAAATTTATCCCGCTTTACAGCTAATGTTTGAATATTATTACAACACAGTGCCAGGCAAAGGCCTGTGTAGAAATAATCTTGTATATACAAGCAAGATAGACAGACAAAATAATCTGTTTAGTGTTCATTACACAGTAGACCAAACCTATCACAAAAACGAATGTTTGCCTCAAAGTGTTCTAAACGAAAAATGGCGTAGAGAATTCAAGTATACATTAGAAGCACCACATACACTTGATGTTAAAGAACTAGATAGTGTAAAACGTAGAATTATTTTTAATATAGAAGATGATGATTTTTGGCAACTTGCGGATTGCGACTACCGTAACTTTGCCAAAGTATTGCCAGACTGGCAAGAACAAATGCTTACTATATTACAAGACTATAGAAATAAAGGCATTTGGAAATACAGTTTACATCCGAGTAGTTTTTTTATTATAGACGGACAGTTAAGAACTGTTAATCATTTTTTCTGCTACAGCGATGAAGAACAAGAAGTTAGTATAGAAAGTGTACTTGATCATATTAGCAAAGATAGACAAGCAAAACTTTTTGAATATTTAAATTCTAACGGAATAGATCCAAGTAAAACATTTTCGTTTAAGTTTTATGGAGGCGTAGTTTTAGATAATTTTAGCGGAGATTATCCTAGTGATTTTATTGATAAAGCAAAGAAAATTTATCTGGCATAACATCAACTAAATGATTAATCCAAAAAGAATTTGTTAAAAATTTGACACCTGTTGAAGTAATTTCAAAATTATTCATTGCTTGGCGTAAATTAATTTCATTTAACAATGGTGAAATGTATTTGTCAAAAACAAAACGTGGATTTTCTCCTCCGGCTACAATTTCAACTGGATCTGTTACCCAATCGCTACGTTTTAACAAACAACGTACAACTAATTGATATCTTGGGTATTGTCCAAAATTAGCAGCACTATGATTGCGACCAGCATCCATTAAATAGTATTTGCCATCTGCTTCTAATGGATACATATGATTATTGTGTAAATCAATAAGAGCTGCATTGTCGCCTGATATGTTTAAATGATATCTATTATCAATATCACTATGGGCAAAATAGCACGTACCAGACTCTTGTTTAACAATTCTTGCTTCACCGGTATTTTTTAAAGGTAATAATAGTTTTTCAAATATAGTATCTTTATACTCAGGCAGTATTTCCCAAGAATCATAAAAGAAATCTCCAGTAGGTTTATTTAAAACTGTTTTACCTTCCATTGTTTTACACAACTCAAATGCTTGTTGTACTTCTTCAAGACTAATTTTGTATTCAGTGTTACTAATCATACTGTATTTAATATATAAGTAGTTGTATGATACGAGGTTTCGAAAACTTACCTTACATTGACCTAGATCCTTTTTTAGATATAGACGGTTTTAAAAAATTAAATGCGGAAATATGTAGAGGTATGGCTCAAGCACGACTATTTGCCAAAGAAGGCACATGGATGCCAGCAGGATTTGATTTAAAAGACATGAGCTATATAGGCAACTGGAAGCCAGTATACAAAGCCTATGAAGAATATCAAGCATTAGAACCAAATAATCCGATACGTATTGAAGGTGATAAAATATTTCCTAAAGATTTTACCAACTATATAGAACGTAATCAATTTGTAAGATATTTAAAAAGTGCTATGGGCGCACACGATCCATACACTTACTATGTTTTACAAGAAGAAGGCACCAATATGAAAGACAGAGGTTTGGAACAAAGAGCCGCAACAGACGAAAGTGCCTACTTTCCAGGCGTTATGGATTGGATAGCACAACTAAAGGAACAATCAATTGTAGAACACGTAGGTAGAGTCATGTTTTTTGTAAGTGAAGCAAGTAGTAGGCCCTTTGAGCATAGAGATTTAGATCCAGAAGTAAAAGACTATACTGATCACAATATTGAGTTTATTCATATACGTCCAAACACCAAGCGTGGCTTTTATATTTGGGATCCAGAGCACAAACGCAAGCATTATGTAAATTCTCATGCTTGTTTTTTCAACGACCAAGACTGGCATGGCGGTGAGCATAGTATGGAACAAGAATATGGATTGCGTATTGATTGTAAATTCACACAAGAATTCAAAGAACGCATAGGAATAGGACACTTGACACATTACTAAACTGTGTTATAATATATTATGGTAATCGATGGCGTAACAATACCACTACAAAAAGAATGGAAACGTATTGGCATTAGTCTAAGTGGCGGTGCTGACAGTGCTTTGCTGGCTTACTTTGTGTTGAGTAACACAAATGCTGATATCTACTTTACCACACAGGTGCGTATGTGGAAAACACGCCCTTGGCAACGTTGGATTGCTAGAGATGTGGTAAGTTGGTTCCGTGAAAAGTTTAACAATCGTATCGAACACATAGAAGGCTTTATACCGCCAGAGATGGAAGAGCCACACACAACACATATTACAGACGAGTATGGGCAAAACAAGCCCGGAAACAGAATTATACTACGAGCTCACAATGAATACATAGCACATTTACACAAACTTGACGCATGGTATGCTGCTGTTACCCTAAATCCAGATGAAAAGTTTGAAGGTGCTCCTGAGGATAGAGAATATGCTAGACTACCTATTGAAACAGAACATATGGGTGTAACAGTTTGTCATCCATTTAGTGTAGTACGCAAAAATTGGATAATCAAGCAATATGTTGATAATGAAATTGGCGAACTATTGGAAATAACACGTAGTTGTGAAGGCGAATTTGAAGGGCTAGACTATACAACATACAAACCCTATCAAAGAGTTCCATACTGTAATGAATGTTTTTGGTGTAAAGAACGTGAATGGGGTATTATCAATGCATCCAAGTAAAACTTTTTGCTTACATCCGTTTACAGGACTTGCTACTAGAGAAGATGGTGCTATCAAAGTATGTTGTCGTAGTTTACCTATTGGATGGATACAAGATAGTACTTTGGAAGAAGTTTGGAATAATGGTACAATGCGTGAAGTACGTAAACAAGTGCTTTCAAATGAGAGACCAGACGTTTGTGCCCCGTGTTTTAACTTAGAGGATCAAGGTGTCGAGAGTTTAAGACAAAGGCACATACGTGATAGCTTTCCCGAAGCACGAATAAACTTATATCCTGATGCGCTTGAATCGTTACGTACAGATTGGAGTATGCCATTTGAATTTCCTACAATAGAAATAAAAATTAATAACTTATGTAATTTAAAATGCCGCATGTGTAATCCTTTAGATAGCACACAATGGAAAGACTGGAAAGAAGTTGAAAACTTTTATAAGGATGAAGGAAATTATCTATACGATACAGTAAGAAAACTAGGACTTACTGAAGCTCCTTATATTGATTTATTTAATGACAAAGTAGATTTTTGGAATAACATTGAAAAACTATTACCTTATTTCCGTAGAGTAGAGTTTGCTGGCGGAGAGCCATTAATGGACCCTACACATTATCGTATATTGGATATGTTAGCACCGTATGGAAAAAACATAGAGATAAAATATGCTACAAACGGCACAGTGACTGGTATAAAAGGCGGAAGGACAATACACGACTATTGGCCTAAGTTTAGGAAAGTAAGTGTTAATGTAAGCATAGACGGTATACACGATGTATACGATCATATAAGAGGCAACGGTGACTTTACACAAGTAGAAGAAACAGTAAAAATATTCCAAAGTTTTCCTAATGTTGATTATGTTGTAGGAGCATGTACAGTACAAGCAGGAAATGCTTTACAATTATCTGATATAATTGATTACTTTTTAAACAAAATGGGCATTGTGTTTTACTCGCATAGAGTAAACTATCCAAACGTATTAAGTGCGCAATGCTTACCAAACAAATATAAGACAAGAATTATACGGCAACTAGAGATGCTTAAAGCACAAGTAGTTGACTACCCTATTATGAGCGTAGACAAAAGATTACTGCCTATTACACTACAACAGATACAGGACAATATTAACTTTTTGACTGCTAGAGATTTAAGCGACAAGTGGCCGCAAACTTTAGAGTTCAATCGCAGACTTGATGTGAGTCGCGGACAAAGAAGTTTTGAAAGTTTGATAGATGATTACGCAAGTTACAAATAATATCAATAACGATACGTTAATGATAGATATGAGTATTGGTAATATTTGTAATTATCAATGCTGGTATTGCTTTAAGGGCGCACACGAAGGTAATCACAAATGGTTTAATTACGATATATTAATTAAAAATACAGATAGACTGCTTAATTGGTATAAAAATCAAGGTAAAACTAAATTTGACATTCATTTTGTAGGAGGTGAACCAACACACTGGCCAAAACTTCTTGATTATATTAAATATCTTAAGGACAATTACAACTGTTTAATCAGCATGACTAGCAATGGCAGTAAAAAATTAGACTTATGGAATAAATTTGCCAAATATTTTGACAAAATACACCTAAGCTATCATTATAGACAAGCAAATTTACAATCGTTTATTAATGTTGCTGATTTATTGTATAAGAACAAAGTTATTGTAAGTGCTAGTGTAATGATGGATCCTTTGGATTGGGACAAATGTATTTTAGCTATTGAAAAAATGAAGAAAAGCAAGTACCGCTGGACTATTAGATATTCAGAAATTTTAAGCAATAAAGAATATACAGAAAAACAAAAGATTATTTTAAAGAAACATAAAGCTCGTAGTGCTAATCCTTTATGGTTTTTTATTAATAACAAATATAAATCAACTAAAATATATGTAGACAAAAAACGTGTGCCAGACAATTATATTTTAGTAAATAAACTTAATAAGTTCAAAGGATGGAAATGTAATTTAGGACTAGACTGGATACACATTAGTCCAAACGGTGAATTAAGTGGAACATGTGGACAACATTTATTTGGCAAAGATAAAAATTATAATTTTAGACAAAAAACATTTTATAAAAAATTTAATCCTACGTTACAACCTGTTGTTTGTACTCAATGCGAATGTAATTGTATGCCGGAGACTAATATTACTAAATGTTTAGTGTAGAAAATAGGTGGCCGCACTATAGAGATAGTGTTAAAGTTGAGTGGAATTTAGGTAAACGTTGTAACCTAGACTGTTCATACTGTCCTCCTGAAATACATGATCAACATAGTCCTCATACAAACATAGGTAAACTGTTTGAAACAGTAGATACACTTTCTCAAATCAAAAATGTACGTATTAGTTTTACAGGTGGTGAACCGTGCGTTCATCCTCAGTTTGAATATTTGATTGAGTATGCTCGTCCTAAAATTAATTGGTTAAGTGTTACAACTAACGCTACTAGAAAAGCAGAATACTACTTACAACTGCCAGTCAATTACATAGTGTTCAGCTTACATATTGAAGATAAAGACTGGCGTAAAAGACTTGACACTATTTTATATTTTGCTGGCACAGTAGGTGGTATAAAACATTCTAAAGACTTTCATGTAATGATAATGGCACATCACGAGTTAATGAAAGAAGTAAAACTAGCAACTAGATTACTTACTGAACATAATATTGCTTTTAGTATTAGACGCATACGATGGACCGAACGTCATGACTGGTTTGACGATATGCGGTATGAACTTAAAGATTTAGAATGGATAAAAAGCACAGAAACAACAGCTAAACCTAACACTCTTGTTGACAGTAAAGATTTGATGCACACAAACGATTTACTTAAAGAAAAATTAAATATGTTTAAGGGATGGCAATGTAGAGCTGGTATAGAAAGTTTAATGATAAATTGGGATGGAGAAGTACATAGAGCTACATGTAGAGTTGGTGGAAGTTTAGGAAACATATATAATGGAAGTTTTGAACGTCCCGATGTTCCTATAATTTGTACTAGAGATTGGTGTACATGTGCTGCTGATGTGAATATAACTAAATGGAAGTAGATGCTATAAAATTAACCAATCCTGAACCTATGATGGTTACATGGGATATTGGTAGACGTTGTAATTTTGATTGTACTTACTGCGAAAGCACTAGGCATAACACTTATAGCCCGCCTACAAGTTGGAATGAATTATGTGACACATTGTCATTTGTTAAACAATACACATCATTATATAAACAACCAAATGCTAATATAGGATTTACCGGAGGGGAACCAACAGTTAATCCAAAGTTTTGGGACTTTGTAGAAAAAATAAACAATGAAACTGAGTTTCAAGTTGGCATGACCAGCAACGGCACATGGCCAGAAAAGCATATTGATTTTATTAAGCAAAACTTTGTAGGCATAACACTAAGTTATCATGCCGAAGCAGCACTTTTTAGTAAAGAACGCACAGTAAATAACGCTATATTAGTACATGACGCAGGTATTTGGAATACAGTAAATGTAATGATGCACGCTGATCACTGGAATGAATGTGTAGAAGTACATGAAAAATTAAAGGCGCACGGTATTGATAGCAAACCAACGATAATAGGCGACGGGATAGTAGGAATTACAGATTGGTTTGAGGATACTGAAGGTGTCAAACGCAGGACCAGTCATCCTTATACAATAGAACAGCAACAATGGTATCTTAAAGAAAAAGGTTTGTCAATTGATTTAGTTGAACGTGTAAAAGAAGGATATGAATTGCCTAGAGGCTGTTGTGGTGCTAGAAGTATACAAGGAAGCTGTAACGGATGCTGGAATAAAGTAGAAGCTGTGAACACTAATTTTAAAGATTGGTATTGTGCTGTAAACAAGTATTTTTTACATATTGATCAACATACAGGAAAAGTTTATCATCACCAAACTTGTCAAACAAGTTTTAGTGGACGAAAAGGCCCAATAGGACGTTTAAGTAATCCTGATGGAATATTAAATTATGCCTATGAAAATCGCGATAGAATAATAAAATGTCCACACAATAGATGCGGTTGCGGTATGTGTGTACCTAAAGCTAAGTCACTTGAAGTTTTTCAACAAATTGTTCGCTAGGTGTAGCAACTAAATTTCCGCAAGTCCTAGCACAAGTATATAATTTTTGCGTAGTCCAGTAACGTTTCCATACACTTGTGTAACCAGGCTTACTTATAATATTTTTTATCGAAGTATTTTTTAAATTTGTATTACCCATATCAAATATAAGGTTTTCATATTGAGCTTTTGTTATCTCTTTAGCTTCGTATAATGGATCTTTTTTATTATGCCAATTATAAGGAATACTGGCTAAGAAACAGCAAGGCATTAAATCAAGATGCGCATCAATGTAAACTTCGCACTGCTTTTTAGCCCAACAATCAATAATTGTTTGATCTACTAAAGTAGGTATAAGTTCAGGAGAAATAGGACTTACTTCTTGGTATGGTTCTAATGTATCCACAGTTTTACCAAATTTATTTAATACCGCAAATTTATCATCAAAAGCAAAACGGCTGCTATCTTTAACTGTAAAATATTTAAATCCATAATACTTAGAAACTTCTTTTGCTGCCGATACTTGATGCGCATTGTGTTTAAACCTTATCATACTCCATTCGGCAGTACCGCCTGCTGCTATAAACGAACGAGCGTTGTCAATTATTTTATTGAAATCTGTGTTTATTCGATATCTGCTGTGTGTATCAGCTAAACCGTCTAACGCAAATACAACTTTGTGTGCTGCTGGCAAATGGTTTGGTAATTCTTTCCAAAATGTGTGATTACGTAAACTACCATTAGTATGTATATCAATATAAATATCGTCGTTTTTAACATAATCAAGCATTTTTACTAAATGAAAATTAAGCAACGGATCGCCAAAATTACCACAAAATGTTATTTTTTCTATTTGTTGTTTTACTTCTTCTGTAAATATATGTATAAAGTCTTCAATAGTCCAATCGCTTTCTGTAAGTAAAGGATTTCCTATTCCGCCATGGTGGTTACGGCTACACATAGGACACTGTGCCTGACAACGATTTGATATTTCTATGTGGACGCTTTTGAGATCTGTAAAACTAAACACTTTTTATTTATATGCGTAGTTAATGATATAAATACCATATGGATCATATAAAATTTTATAATCAGCATCGCAATGCTGTATTAGAACCAAAACCACTTCCAGATTACAGTTTAGAAGATCAAACAAAATGGATTATTAGTGGACATGGATATCAATACTTAGAATTAGATTGTTTATTTAATACTAAAGGTTGGTTATCGGATAGCAAACTTGCTGAGCCTTATTATGTAGCACACAGAGATGAATCTACAGGCGAAGGAACACATCGAGGCTGGAGTAGTTGTGTACTACATGGTATTGATGTAGATAAGACAAATGTTTGGCAAACTTACGGATACGAAAAAGAACCTAATTATAACTGGACATCTTTAGGTAATAAAACAAAAAAAATTAAATTATTTTTTAAGTCTGTTTTTCCAGCTGAAACTTATGCCCGAATTAGGTTTATGAAATTGGAAGCAGGTGGATATATATCTCCTCATAATGATTACTCACCGTTTGTTACAAGTGAAAATTTATTTGATTGGCCTATTCCTGTAAACATAGCAATTGATCATCCTGACGAATGTCACATGACAATCAAAGATTCTGGAGTAGTACCCTTTAAGTCTGGAAAGATGATAATGTGTAATATTTTTAACGACCATAGTGTAGTAAACAATAGTGAAAAAGATAGAATACATTTAATAGCTCATTGCTATTTAGGCAATAGAAAAAAAGAATACTGTGAACTAATTGTAGATAGTTATCGTAAACAACATGAACGTATATCAAAGCAAATTTACTGATAAAGATACTTGTGTATGTATTGTAAACGATGTTGCTGAATACACTGTAGACAAGCAACTAGTAGTAAATCGTGCTGACTACACAATTAGTAACTTAACTGGCATGGGTTACACTGTGTTCGAAGACGCTAGTGTAGACAAACTACTACAATCAGCCTGTGCTAAATACGACCATGCTGTGGTAATAAGTGCTGGCACAGAATTCATTAACGGCACACAGTTTTTTGAGACACATCCTGAAGAATATGATTTGCTGTGTCACATACTGGACGGAGGTGATGCCTATTATGGAATACACCCGCAGTGTTTCAGCATTGACTTACAAACATATATAGATCTAGACTGTCCAGAGTTTGGAAAACCACAGTTCTTTACGGATTACCAGGCACTTGAACCAATGCGAAGTCACGGTAGCATACACGATGACTATTTGCCTACATGGATTGGCGCAGGTAAAATAGAAGTAACGTACAAACACAAACAGGCAGGTTGGAATTTAATCAAAACCCTGCTAGACAATCATTATACTATTGAAGCATATTCTGAAGATCAACGTGGCGGCAAGTTTTATCAATACAGAGGCGGAGAAAACAGCAGTTATATCTATCAAAAATACAATTACTGTTTAACTACACACGTACATACACAAGCAACAGGAAAGCCTGACTATCCAAGAGTATATGATACACCTATTATGCGTCTTGTAGCACCTGCTAATCCACTTGCCGCAGAACAACGTGGCCCTGCTGCTGAACACATTTACTATGATTACAATCTCGCAGCACTAGAAGCAGCAGGTGGCGGCATACATGTTGATCCTATAAACACACCTGAACAGTTTGTAGCGCATATACCTAAAGACAATCCGCAAGGCACAGTAATTGACATGAGCAATGTGTTTTGTTATGAAGGTACTGCTGCTATGTACAGTATGCGTTATAGAGTTGCGCAAGAAAATAAATTGATACTTGCTTTACAACAAGAATTGGGTGATGCGACTGTAATATTTGATCAAAGAGCAGCAGAGGGTATACAACCTTGGTGTGCCGAAACAGGATTGGTTAAGGATTTAGTTCTTACTGATTTTGACTGTTTAAATCTGCCATCATGGCATCAAACTTTACTTTAGTTCGTGCCTTAGGCGCACATATACCACACCAACAACTAGACTTTTTACACACTATACCACGATTGTGTGCTTCTTTTATAATTTTGTTAGTGTCTGACAAATACCCAATTGGACCGATTGAATTTTGGTAATTCATTTTACAATCTTTATTAGTAAAAACTTCACCTGTAGTTTGTCTAATATATAAGAAATGATCTGCTACACTACAATGCCAGTTTTTAAATTTATTATCAACATATTTTGTATAACAACCGCTGGCGCACAGTGTTTTGTTGCCACAACAAGCTCTACCTTCTGCGCTTAAATTTAATCCTTTTACAAAAGCGTGAGATAATTTATCTTTTAATGTAATTTTTTTGCCTAAAAGATATTCAGCTTGTTTAGCAGAATAGTTCCACCGCATATCTAACCAATGATGGTCCAATTGTCTTGCGTGATGAGGTATATTGTGTTTTTTACACCATTCAATCATTTCAACACAATCGTTCCAATGTCTTGGATCCATCATAATATTTACAGTAAAGTTTTTTTGTTTTTTTACACAATATTGTATGTTTTTCCTTACAATATTTTTTTGTTTTTGTGTCGCACTGGCATGATAGCTAATAGTATAGTAGTCAACATACTCAGTTATACGAGTCCACTGTCTAGCACCAACCACAGCATTTGTTATAAATGCTATGCCCATATACCAATCGTATTTTTGTCTTTTGAAGTTTATCCATTTCAGTATATCAACTATGTGAGGATGGAATAAACTTTCGCCACCTTGTATATTTAAATTGGCTTGTCTAGCCGATTCAGGACGCTCGGACATCTTGAGATCAACATAGCGAAATATAAAATCTACAGTTTCATTACACTCGCCTAAACTAGGATGTTCTGTTTTGTTGTCATGCCCGTCTCCACAATACGCACAATCGAGATTACATTTCAATGTGCTTTCCCAAGCAATTTGGAATATTCTATCTTCTTGTGGTATTAGTGTATCAAACTCAGGCATGTGCTCTCCACTTGGTGGTTATTGTTTCGCCGCTACATGGACAAGTGTATTTACTACATTTTACAGGTGCTATATCAATATCGGGTAAATCATATATATTGTAACCAAGGTCAGTTCCGCAATTGCCGCCAACGTTGCCCTGTCTATCTATTTTAACAATATCAACACCTAAATTACACTGCCAACCCTCAAAGTGATTGAGGTTGTTTACCACAAAGTAGTTGTCGTCTGTGTGTGCTTCGCCGTCTATACTGAATTCAGTTCTTGGCTTGCGTTGAACTTCCGTATACCAATCCATATCAGGATATTGTTTGATTGGATCACGCACATACTCAAGTTGTTCTTCGTTATAGCGGTGTTCGCCGTTATACAAAACAGTCTTAGCAAGCACAGGAAACGGCTTCCAACCGCCTGTTACAGCGTCTACAAGCGTCTTACAGCGCCCAAAGTGGTCAGGATCCATTAACACATCAATGTTTGTTTCAACTTTATAATCGTATAATAGTTCGGCAACACCTAAACAATGAGCAGCATCTCCTGCCTCGTGATGTAAACTAATATGGACCACATCAAAACAATGCCAATGCCTTTTCCACCAATTTAGGCTTTGACTAGCATTAGTACTTAAACATATTTTGATGTTGTGTGCCATTTTAAGTGTATTACACAGCCTTGGCAAGTGTTTCCACAGTGTAGGCTCACCGCCTATCAAATACAGTCTAGTAGGTCTGTCGTGTTGTTTGATATATTTCAGCAGTGCTGTTTCTAATCTATCTACATTAGGCCAACGCACTGTGCCTTCGTTAGCACCTGGAAAACAATAATTACACTTGTAATTACAAGTGTTGCCCAAGTCTAATTCAATGACAAAATCTGTATCGTAATTTTTTATAGATATCATAACAAGTGAGCTAATTCAGGAAATACATCTTTAGCATTTACTCCTCTAATAGCATCAAGTTTGTTTACATACTCTTTGAATCCCGGAAGCAGATGACTCTTGTCTTCGGCGTCCATATGATTTAGTATTGCTTCCCAACGTCTCCAACCATACGGATTTAATTCCCAAAAGTTAGGATCCTGTGTCCAACTGTCATATAAAAATTCTTTGAATTTTCCAAACAGTTCACGTATTTCTGCTTTGTCCTCTTTTGGTAATATTTGTATACTCATAAATGTTGGAATATACAATAAGTGCATATTGATTAGACCGCCGCCGACTTTTACTCCACGAATTTCTTCTGTGTTTACTTTTTTAAAATCTTGTGATATTTTCCAGTGAATAAAGTCTGGCAAATGTTTAATGTTAAAAATTTGTATAGCAGTGGCAATACTTGGCCGTATGTTGTCAGGTGTATTATCCAACATGTGTAAGTTACGTTCTACAGTATCCCAGTCTGTTGGAAACCGTATGTAGTTGTTACGTGGTCCAGCAGCGTCCATACTAACACCTACTTTTACTATTTCAAAGTGTTTCCATAAATTAATTAAATCTTTATCAACTAATATGCCATTTGTATTATAGCGTAAACGTATACGTTTATGATAGCCTTGTCTAACAATTTCTTCGATAAACTTTTTGTGTTCTTTTATCATCAATGGCTCACCGCCAGCAAAGTATACTTCACGTAGATTAGGTATTTGTTTGTATAGATCGTCCCAGAATATTTCTTGTTCGTGCCACTTGTTGTTGAAAGCAGATTTATCCCATTGCATCTGTCTCTTGACTTCTAGATCTTTTAGCTGTGGCTCTAATACTTTCCAGTCCTTTACCCACTTGCTGCTGTCATGTGGCGAACACATTACACACTTGATATTACAAGTATGCCCAAGACGCAGGTCTAAATATTGTAGTTCTTCTTTGTAGTATCCATCTTTGTGTGTTTCGTTTAATAAATCTTGTATATCAAGACCACGTTCCATCCAGGTTCCTGTTTCCCACACACGTTTGCTTACTACACCCTTTGATTCTTCAGCAAAACACTTTGTACAACTAGCAGGTATTTTACCATCCATCATGGTACGTCTTACACCACGCATGTATTCGCTGTTCCATGCTTCCATAGGAGATGTTGACGCAAAGTTTATATGCTGTCCGCTATCGTCTTTTACAATACCCACTGTATGATCTGTGCCTGCTCCGCTGGCGTTAGCACTACAGCACAACCGCATATCTCCATTTGGACGTGTGGCCATGTGTATCCAAGGCAACGCACAAAAAGTTTCTGTTGCTTCTGCTTTTAGTCTGTTATTAAATAATTCTAAAAAGTCTGTCATTTGCGCCCAATCAAAAGATATCTATCATACAATGGTAATTTAAGAGTATCCTCTGTATATATCTTTTGTAAACCACTGGACATTTTGAATTCTTCTAATGAATCATAACAACGAATATGATCAGCAATACTTTTATAATTGTTATTTTGTATAGCAATAGCACTTGTTTTTGGAACACGTTCTAACCATGTTTCATATTGTTCTTGTGTTATATGTTCTGTACTAGTGTTTATTACAAGATCAGGAGTAAATTCATATTCGTATGTACACATATCGCAAGTAATAGCATTAAATTTGCCTTCAATTTCTTGCCTCTTACAAATCATGTTAGCAACTTCTTCACAACTCGGATCTATATCAACACTACGTATGTCATTTATGTCTAATTTACTGTTAAACAACAAACTAGATAATACACCGTTCCAACCGCCAAAGATTACAATGTTCTCTTGACGCCAATGAGAATTATGTAGATGCTCTACAAGCCACACTTTGCTTTTAAGTTGTCCTTTCCAAAAACTTTCTAACACACCGAAATGATTTTCGTTGTTTCGCACAGCATCCATCCAAAATGCTACATCGTCTAAGTCTACCAACATGTTTTAATCATTTCTTGTCTAATTTTTTTAAAGTGTTGAAAATTATGTTTTCTAATTTCTAACGTGGCTTGATTAAGTTCTTCTATAGAATAATTATTAATTGTATTATACAACGAATTGGCTGCCATGTAAAGTCTTTTTTTATAGTCTTCATTGTCATAACTTTCGTCCCAAATTTTATCAAAAGTTCTAAATCCAAGTTCTTTCAAATATTTTAAAGAATGCTTAGGTCCTACAATGATAAATGCTTGTTTACAAACTATAGGCTTCCATATTTTTTCGCTAAAAAACAAATTGCCAGTATTATTCCATTCTTGTCTATAATATGTTTCAGTTACAACATTTATTAAAGACTTAGCATATATTAAAGGATTATAATCATTTGGCCTTGAACCTATTCCGTCAATAGATATTTTATGAAAGTCGCTACTTACAAGTCCTTTATCTAATATTTCATTATTTTGTAAATCTTGTATTAGTAAAACTCTATGTTCATGATGTCTGTTATTCAAACAACAAAAATACATATCTTTTCGATATGAAAACTTTTTTAATCTATAGTCTATAAGATTATCGTATACTCTATGATACCACTCGGGATAATAAAAAGCAGTAAAAACTTTTGGCAACTTATATTGTTGTAGCCAATCTTCATATTCTTCTGCTGTGCTTTTTAAACTAGTAGAAAAATAAACTTTGTTGTGTAAATTATTTTCATTAACAAACGCATCTATTTTTTTAAATCTGCGTTTGGCATAACCTTCTAAGTTATCATGTAAAATATAAAAAACATTTTCATTTTCTTTTACATTTTTTATAATCTCTTCGTCATCGCGATCTCTAAAATATTTTATAAAAAAATATTTTCCAACAGGATTTTCCTGCCAGTGTTGAAAAGACTTGTAAGGTAATCCAAATGGATCTGTATATCTATTATGAGCCTTATTACTATAGTTTATGTTAGAATTGATTTCCAATGGTGTATAGTCCTTTCAACACCTTCTTCGTAAGATACTTTGGGTTTCCACCCAGTTTTACTTGTAAGAAGATTATGATTACTATTAAGCCACCAAATTTCTCCGTGTCGTGGATCTTTTGTATCCCAGTTTATAGTTCCATTCCACCCTAATTGCTGTTGGATATAATGAGCACAATCTTTAATCTTACGTGGATCATCTGGTCCAATAGTATAGAAGTTGCCTTTACACGCATCTCTATTTTCAATTACAGCCATCCACGCATCTAGCAAGTCACTAATGTAAATAAAGTTTCTATAAGGTTCAGCATAACCTAAATTACAAGTATCACCTTTTATCATTTGAGAAATAATTTGTTCAGTAACGAAAAAGTCATTGTCTTTGCGTCCGTAACTATTAGTCTGTCTAAAACTAGCCCAAGGCAAACCGTATGCTCTACCAGCATATTCTAAATATTTTTCACAACCATACTTGGCAACAGCATAAGGAGCATTTG